AACGAGGAGAGTATCATCCGGGACCGTTTCCCGCGCCGGTTGCCGATCAAGTGGCAGGTCAACCGTTTCGTAGGCGGGGCAGGCACTAATTATTTTCCGTACTTCTTCGGGGAGATGTCTTTCATGTTCGATCTGCCGGTAATGGCTAGCCAGTACGATGTCAGCTACGCGGACGGAGAAACTACTCCGGGAAGATCCCACTACCCGGTATCGCCGCCCGAGATCAACCCGCAGCTGGTAGCGAAAATCAACCGCTTCATTAATGGAGAAGACTAATTTCATGTATATCGGACCGAATATTCCGCGTCTCGGATTGATGCGGAACCAGCTGTTCCTGGGCAATAATCCTCCGGAATCTTTACGCAAGATGATTGTCTCCGAGCGGATACTGGCCTGCCTTTTCGTTAACACGGAGCAGCTGGTAAAAGCGCGAATTGCGCTGGAGAACCCACTTTCAATCGAGAGCATTGCCTTTAAACGGTTAACCGCCAAGGCTAGACAACAGGCAACTTAACGAAAGGACAAATATGGCAGTCTCAACTTACAAGCACGGCGTAACCTGGAGGGATGTCCCGACCAGTGTGGTGGCGCCTATTACCGCCGATAGCGGAATCCCAGTGGCAACCGGAGCGGCCCCGGTCTTCATGTCCGACTCACCTGCTCCGCTCAACGTTCCGCGCATTTACTATAGTTATTCGGAAGCAGTCGCCGAGATGGGTTTCAGCTACGATTTCCAGAGCTACCCGCTCTGCGAGGTGATGTACGACTATTTCGTCCTGTTTAATGTCGGGCCGATCATCCTGATTAACGTTCTTGATCCTGCCAACGTCAAGTTCCATGGAACTGCGGTAACCGCGCAGCCTTACACTTTTGTCACCGACTCGATCACCATTGCGCAGAACATTCCGCAGTCGAGCGTCGTGGTTAAGGATCAGGCTGGAACAATCACCTATGTGGTTAACACCGACTATGTCCTTTCCTACGATAGCAATTCCAATCTGGTCATTACCAGGATATCAACTGCGCTGGGAGGCACCATCGGAGATGCTGCCAATATCCAGGTCGAGGTAAGCTATACGCCGATCGATGCCACCAAGATCGATAAGACCGACATCATTGGAGGAGTCGATAATGTCACTGGAAAGGACACCGGACTGGAGGCGATCGAGGACGTTTTCCCCGCCATGGGAATAGTGCCCGGAATCCTGCTGGCCCCGGCCTGGAGCCAGGACCCGGAAATTGCGGCAGTGCTGGCTTCCAAAGCCGATAACATCAACGGATGTTTCCGCTGCACTGCTTACGTGGACATCGACTCGGAACAGGTGATCAAGGCACAGGACGTTTATACCTGGAAACAGACCAACAACTATGTCGATCACCGGCTGGTAGCGCACTGGCCCCGCGTGGCGATTGACTCCACGTACAGCTGGATGGCTACGCAGTCGGCTGCGCTGACCGAGTGGGTCGACCAGTCCAATGACGATATTCCGGTGGAGTCTCCGTCCAACAAGAATTTGAAAATGAACAAGGTTGTGGCGGGTCCGCTGGACGCCCCTATCGACGTGTTCTTTGGCAAAGCGAACGGAGACATGCTTAACGGGCAGGGGGTCGTTACTGCCGTCAACTGGATCGGCGGCTGGAAGCTCTGGGGTAATAACACCTCGATCTATCCGTCGAGCAGCGATCCGAAGGACCGCTGGATTTGTGTGCGCCGGATGACTGACTGGCTCGGAAATACCATTGTCCTGACGATTTACCAGTTCGTGGATAAACCGGGAAACCGGCGTCTGATCGATGCAGTGATCGACTCCTTGAACATCTGGCTCAATTCGCTAGTCAGCAGCGGAAACTCTCTGGGGGCCCGAGTAGAATTCCTGCAGAGCGAGAATAGCGATGCCGACCTGCTCAACGGGCATTACACCTTTCACGTGTACGAGGCGTTCCCGACCCCTGCGGAGTGGATCGAGTTTCTGCTGGAATTCGATGTCAATTACCTGCAGACCCTGTTCACGCCGTCCACGGCCCAGACTCCGGTAGCCGCGTAAAGGAGCAGCGATTATGAAAATTCCAAATCAAGTCAATAACTACTCAATCTGGTTCTCCGGAGCGAGGTTCATCGGCATGGCGGATGTCACTCTTCCGAATCTAGCCAATATGACGGATGAGCTGAAAGGGGCAGGGCTCGGGGGCACGATCAACTTTCCGGTCGCAGCCCATTACAATGACTGGACGCTGACCATGAACTTTCATGTGATCACACCGGAAGGCGTGGAGCTGATGGCACAGGACGGATTAAAGATCGAGGCGCGAGCAGGCATGCAGTACCTTGATCCGGGTCCGCACAAGCTGTATGTCGGGGCCTGGAAATTCGTCATGGCCATTCTCCCTCGCGGATTCGATCTGGGCAAGCTGGAGGTCGGAACGAAGGAGACGAACGCTGTCGAGGTCGGCGTCACCTATATCAAGGCAACGCTGGATGGAGCAGAAATGTTTGAAAAGGATAAGATCAATCTTATCGACCGTGTGCTCGGTATTGACTACGCCGCTAGTATTCGGAGCGCGATAGGTCTATGATCGGCCCATGATCGTCAAGTTATCACAACCCACGCAGGTCAACGGATCGGAGCTTACGGAGATTAATCTTGAGCTGGAGAAGCTTAAGGGCAAGGAGCTGCTGGAGCTGATTGCCGGGTACAAGCGGTATAATCGCGGAGATTACATTCCGGTTCCGTACCTGGAGCCGGGATTCCAGTGTTTCGTGGCGGGCCGTGCCTGCGGAATTAATCCGGAGGATCTCGGGGAGCTGTCCGCCCCCGATCTGGTGGAGGTCTGCTCAGCGGTGCAAAATTTTTTGTTAGGGTCGGGCTCCAGGCCAGCGGAAACGGCGAAAGCAGTCTCGAAGATACCGTCATCCGTACCGTCCTGATAATGGCCCGGACGTTTCATACTCCAGTTCCGGTCTGGCTGGAGATGACACTGGTGGAGTTTTACAGATGGGTGATGACGGCCGAGGAAATGCTCAGTGAGGAGCAGTCCAGGCGGAATGTGCAGGAGGTAGGACCGGGATTGTAGCGAAATGGCTATCACTTTCGATACCGTCTTTAAAATCGCGGCTGTTTTCACCGGCCAGCCAGCAGTCAATCAGGCTCAGGACGCTTTAACCAAAGTCCAGCAGAAGGGATTCCTGGCAGGTCAGTCCATCAGCCAGATGGGCAAGAACCTGATGGCTCTGGTCGGCACTTACACGACCGTCGCCAAGATTACCGGCTATCTGACCAGCTCGATCGATGCGGCCAGGAAAGCCAAGGCAGCTTACGAGAGCATCGGCACCGCGCTGAAGAACATCCCCAAGTATCAGGCAGAGGGTAATGACGCGATCAAGAAGCAGCAGGACCTGCTGAACAACTTGGCCAAGGACATGCAGCGGACGGGGCTGATCGCCTCCGAATCGCTGGGAGCCGGATTCGCCAAGCTGCTGGAGGGCGGAATGAGTCCGGACCGGATTCACGAGATTTCCGGAGCTTACCAGGATCTGATCGTCCGGGTTTCCGGAGTGAAAGCGACCCAGGAGCAGGTCGTCGACACCTCGCAGAAACTGATTGACGCCATCAAGGGCGGCGGGCAGGCGGGCGTTGATATCCTGACCCAGTTCGGGTTGCTGACCGACGAGCAGAAAACGAAGTTCCTGAATCTGACGGACGCTAACGAGCGGTACAACGTCGTCCTGCAGGCGATGAACCAGCATGTCGGGGATACCGCCGAAAAAATGAAGACCTGGGAGGGCGCCCGCCAGCGATTCAGCTTAGCGCTGAAGGATCTTTCGGTCGGGATCGGCACCCCGCTGATGCAGGCCCAGGATAAGATAACCGAGGCCCTGACGAAGATTCAGGGCGCTCTAACGGATAACGCGGCTAAGATATCGGGGTCCATTACCCCGATAATCAGTAAGTATTCCGACAAGATTGCCGATTTTTTCGTCAAGCTGATCGAAAGCTCCGATAAATGGGCACCAAAGTTGGATGAGATCGGCAAGACCATCGATAATGTTTTCGGCTGGTTCAGTAAGCATCCGGAAGCCGGAGTTGCCGTGGCGGGATTGACATCGGCCTTTGTCGCTCTTGGAGGAATGGCCTGGGTCGGAGGAGAAGTGAACAAGATTGTCGGTCCGGTCAAGACCATCATGGATATCGGCAAGGTGCTGATCTCGATTGGTCCGATGATCGGAACAGCTATTGCTGCGCTGGGGCCTCCCGGCTGGATCATCCTTGCCGTCACTGCGGTCGGAGTTGCGATCTACGAGCTGGTCACGCACTGGAAGGAAGTCAGCGAATGGGCTGGGAAGGCATGGGAATCCATTCAGAAAACCTGGAGCGGATTTGCAGCATGGTGGCAGACCAGCGTCACGGTTCCGTTTGTCAGCCAGATAAATATCTGGACAGCGGAGGCTGAGAAAGCCGCTGGCGGTATCTGGAACGTCATCACGGGCAAGTTCCAGGAGATCATCGACTGGATCAAAACTAACTTCATCGACAAGATCGGCGGACTGTTCGGCGGAATGGGAGACGCGATCGGCAAAGCCCTGACCGGAATGTTCGATATCATAGTCGGACCGTTCAAGGAGGCCTGGAAATGGATCGAAGAGCACAACCCCGCCAAGGTCATGGATGTCAGCTCCGAGGTGCAGGCTACCCAGAAAGCTACGCTTACTCCCAAGCAGCTGGGGGAATCCCAGCGGCTGATGGCGGCGCGTGAGGAGGACAGGAAGCTTGGTCCGACGCACCACGAGCATGTCCAGGCC